AAATATGCTAATACATTTAATAGGCTCATAATAACCTAATTTTATAGCTTTTAAATATTCTTTAGATGTTAATTTTAAAGTTGTCATAATTTTTATTATTTAAATTGTTGTTTGTTGAGTACAAATATATAACTGTTTTAGATATAAAAGTGTTAATGAAATGTTAAAGTTTTAAAATAAAAAAAGGGACACTAATTAAAGCATCCCTTTTCTAACAAACAATATATAAACAGAGAACTACAAAGATTCTAATTTAGAATTATAGTATTCAATCATTTCAATCAAATCTACATCAGCAAATTTAACTATTTGTTTTGATTTAATTAATAAACTATCTGGTAAGTTATTATCAAATTGTGTTAAATACTTTGAGAAAGCATACTGCATACCTTGATTTGTAATGTTGCAACCATAACATTGTACACCTACATTATTTTCATCCCATCGAGTTGAGTAATGTCTACGTGACATAAAATGGCCACATTGCAATTTTTTATAATGGTCTTTTTTATTACAAGTAACGCAAGTAGCTATTTCATCAATAGCATCTTTACGCCTTATATATTTACTAAAGACTGTATCTAATTTTATTACTAAACTTTTACGAGTTGGTTTTTTCATTTGTCAAATGTATATAATATCAATTAACAATATTTGTAAATAACTAATTTTAATTTATTGCAATAATGTCAAAAAAAACTTGTAATTTTGAAATGTTCTTAAAAACAAAAAAAGTTTAAAAAAAATAATTAAAAAAAAATAAAATAAACAGAACAAAAAACAAAGTGTGTCGCGAATAATTATCTTCCTTGACCTTTGTATTTCTTTTGATAATTTTTAGAAGATTTTAATTTAGAAGATTTTGTTTTAGAATGTACACCTGGACGTGATACATTAATTTCTACTCTTAAAGTAGTAGCCATTTGTTTCGCCATATGAAATAAATTAAAATTAAAATTAGTGTTGGAATAAAATATAAAAAATAATTAGCTTTTTTATCTATTTCCTTTTTCTTTTCTTTTATCTGAACCTTTGTAGATTGTTGTTTATCTTCTATTTTAGACACTTTTATGTCTTGTTTATGTAAACTATTATCTTTTGTATTTTTGTATCTTAAAACAACGTTTTTGTACGTTATTCCATTTACTACAATATCATTACAAGTATCTAATGGAGTAATAGTAAACTCATCAGTAATAATATCGTTTTTAGTTTCTATTTTAATATCTTCTTTCGTCACTATTTTAGTGGAAATTTGGGACAAAGAATCCTTCTTAACCTCATCTATAATTACTTTACGTGTACCACAAGATGATAACATTGTAATTACAGTTGATGCTAATATTACATAAAAAATAAATAATATCCATTTGTTATTTTTCATTTGTATTCGCTTTTAGCATCAAAACTTGGACAAGCCTTTTTTACACCTTTAAAATCTTTATGCCCTTGAACAATAGCATTAGGAAATTGTTTTTTAGCAGCGTTAACTAAATATAATAGACTTTCTTTTTGTTTTAATGTTCGTGTGTCTTTTGGATTACCTGCTACATCTATTCCACCTATATAACTAAAATGAATTGATTCTGAATTATATCCCTTTACACCATTTGTAGGTTGTTCATACTTTGCCAATTCGTGTATAATACCATTTGCATCTATTAATCTATGGTATCCTACAGATTTCCACTTTAGAGTATTTTTCCAATAATTTAAAATAGATTCTTTTTTAACATTTGGTTGTGTAGCAGTACAATGAATAACTATAAAGTTAATATTTCTCATTTTGATAATATTTTAATTATTGTGCCTATTAATCCAGCAGTTAATAATCCAGCAACAAATTTCAATTGACCTATGTAAACAGATTTTTTAGCCATATCTAATTCAATGAATTCTAACTTTTCTTTTAGTGCTTCTATATCGTGTCTTATAGAATCAATATCAGAAATAACACCTTTATTACCATTTACTTTAGAACCTACTAAAGCACTTGAAATGTGTTGTAAATCTTCTTTTATTAAACGAAGGTGTTGTTCCATTCTGTCTAATCTTTCTTTTTCTTGAAACTCCATTCTAATTTTTTAATTTTGCAACTATATCCGTAAATCCTTGAATGCTTACATAAGCAGTAGCTATTACTACCCAATCTTGAGAAGTTAAATCACCTGCGAATAAACCACAACAAGCTATTGCAAACACCATCAATTTACGTGATATGAATTTACTTAAAATTCTATCTATATTTTCTTTACTCATAAATTAAATATTGGTGTTTTTCTGGAATCTCATCTTCTGAAATTTCAAATAAATCAGGATGTTGAACTATTGATGGATGTTGCTCTAATGGCTCATTTGCTTCTACAACTGTGTAACTATCTGTGCCTACTGAATTAATTTGTCTTATATGTCTCATTATACTGTAAAATATTGAATTGAATAATATGCTTTGCTAAATGTCGAGGCTGTTCTTGTAACAACCACCTCGTAAACTGTTCCTGATTTGATTCTCAATGCAGAAGTCCCCATTCCACCAACCAACGTTCTTTGCCCCCCCATTGTTCCTATTCCGTAATTTATAACATCACCACTGGCACTAACTCCCGTTGGTAAAGCTGGAGCAGGACAATCAGAAGGTAACTCACAAGCTATTGAAGATATTAAAGTTCCTACAGATGCAAAATCTATATTTAATCTTAAAGATACTAATTTACCAACTTGTGTCCATTGATAACTGTGATTAGTTGCTCCTGATGCAGCAGTTGTAGCAGTTTGTACTATTGTACCAGTATAGGCTTGTTGTGCTATGCTTTCAAATGGTTGTTCAGTAGGTGCAGCAGTAGCATTGGTGTTATTTGCTAATACTGTAAAAGCACTTTGTGTTGAAGTACCACCACCACTTGCAGCTATTGTAAGTTGTCTTGTCGCTCCTGTTCCTGATGGTGTAATAGTTATATTAGTTCCTGCTACTAACTCCGCTTCAGTTTCAGCTCTTGAAGCACTATTGAAATCTGAAATTGTACTCGATGTTTGTGTTCCTGTATGGTTTGCTCTTGCTAATAATGTAGCATCTGAACTGTTTGCAGTTGCACCAGTAGCAATACCATCTAATTTAGTTTCGTCTGCAGTTGTAAACGAAGCAGTTGTATTTGTTAATACCGTTGCTAATGGTTGTTTTCCATTTAATTGCGTTTGAATTGCACTTGTAACTCCTTTTGCGTAACTTAATTCAGTTAGACTTGGATAAGTTGCAAGTGGTAAACTAACTACATTTTTATTAGCATCAAACGAAGCTATTGTAGATGATGTTTGCAATCCTATTTTTAGCGTTCCATTTGATACCTCTAAATTATTTTGAACATTAGAACTTCCGCCTCCAAAATAGTGAGTAGCTCCAGTTCCATTTATATAAAATGTTTGACTAAAATCAGGGAATATACTGCCTCCGCTATAAAGATATTTTGTTGCAGTTAAGTCAGAAGTGAAATTTTTAAGACCTGCAATAGTTTCGTTTCCTGTTAAATGTACTACACTATTATCATTTGCTTTTAAAGCTAAAGCATCAAAAACAACATCTTGATTAGGTGCTGATGTTGTAACTCCATTTGTAATTGTATTAGCTACTTTAGCATCCGCAATAGTTTGAACTTGACTTGCAGTTTGATAGCCATCAGGATTTGTTGCATTATAAGGAGTATATCCTAAAGCAGTTTCAACGGTTTTATTCTCCCAAATATTTGTAGATAAAGTATAAGCTAAAACATTATTATTTGCAACGCCATTTATTTTAACATTATGAAGCTCATTTAATTCATAACCGTTATCAACTTTAACAAAAATAGTTCCTTGTGTTATATGTGCAGAGATTACATATCCAATAATAATTAAATGATTTGGTGCTACTGGCTTTACTTTTGTAATACTTCCAGCAACTGTTGGACTTAAATAAAGAATATCACCGTCTAACCAAGTTTCACCTTGTAGACTTCCAGTAGTGTTAATACCTCTAACTAATCCACTTGTGGTTATAAATCCTTCTTGATTATTAGCTATTGTTTCAGTTACTAATCCAATAGTTTCAGCACTTAAAACATCATTTGTAGCTTGTGCTAAATCTACTTTTGGTCTCTGACCTTGAGCACCTGTTATTCTTACCGCTT